GGGGTGGAAAAATGCCAGAGGGGGGGTCTTGCTAAAACGAAATGGGTACTTAACGGCCTGAGTTACAGCTGCGACACAGTACCCTTAGATTGGTTATATCATTAGTCCCACCCATAGATAGAGGTAGGATATGGTCAACAGTCAAATCAGCTGCAAGACCACAAAACGAACACCACGGCTGTAGCCTTCTTAGTTCTTTTGATAGCTTACGCCACTTACTATCGTAGCCGCGCTTGCTGGCTGATGGCCTACTACCCTTATATACTTTGTGGCACTGTAAACAACGCGAACTGTCACGCACTAAAACACCACAATCGGTGCAAGGTTTAATCATCGTCCTCATCTTCATCACGTGAGCTAAAGACATCATAAATGACTCGCATACGCTCTTCTTGTGGGAGCGACATGTAGGCATCAAGGGTTGACTTGACAGCGCGTGTGAGGATTGACTCAATAGCATCGAAACTTAGGTCTTGGTCTGTATCCAGCTCGGTCTGTAAAGCACCGATTGACATTGAAATAGTTAGGCCCATGTGTTTGCCCTTACTAATACAACTCTACCCCAAGGGTATAAGTATACCACAGGCGTGGTCCTACACTTGACAGACACGAATCAGTCTGCTTTCGGCGTGTCGAGCATCAACCCCAACCTTGGCCATTCGGTCTCGTTCCATGCGTGTCCTTTCCCATTGACACATGCGCAATCTTCTGCAGCGCACCTGCAGCCGTGATTTCGACAGAGCAGAAGCCCCTGGTCCAGCTTGATAACTAAGCTTTTCTCACAATAAGGACATCTTAGTCTTGCCGTCAAGGGCCTCTGCTCCAATCCTAACAGGATTCGCACTTGTGTGTGCCGTTTAGCTGTTGAGTAGGAGATTTCTTCAATCAGTTTGGTCCGATTATCAGTTGGCCACTTCTCAATAGCGTCCGCAACCCAAAACAGCGAACGTTCGACGTCCGTGTTCTTGACTGCTCCTCGGTTAAGCTCGAGCCTTAGCTCTGCTTCCCACAGAAGTGTATCAGTGCGAATGTCAAGAATGGCATCAAGCACATCGACACGCAACGGTAAACGGGGGCCAGGCATGGAGCGAGACGTGCGCTCGCCCGTACGCCCAGGCTCCAGTTCGGTGCTTAGCTCTTTGTAGCGAGTGGCCAAATCCCTGAGCTCTTGGGCCGTTTCAATAAGAGGCTTATCAGACACCAGAACTCCCAAAACCAGAAGCGCCACGTTCTGTTTTGGGAAGTTCGTCAACCTGTTGCGCATCTACATCTAAAGAGGCGTTTGTCATGAGAATGTACTGCACTAAGCGCATGCCATGCTCGATTTTGACTGGCTTGTTTGTCATGTTCCAAACGCCCGCAAAAAGAGGACCAGTGTAGCCGCAATCAATCACACCCTGTGCGACCATGAGGCCGTGCTTTCGCAGTGTGCTAGAGCGGGCTGTTAACAAGCCCCAAGTGCCTTCTGGTACCTTGATTGCAACACCCAGTGGGACGTCTACAAAAGTGCTTGGTTCAATGACCATGTCTGCGTCACAGTACAAGTCGAAACCCGCGTCGTCTGAGTACGCCTTAGTCGGTGCCAAGCCAGTAGGTGTCAGTACGCGGTACAATAACGCTGCCATGCTTTCTCCATTCCTCAATAGATTCAAATACTGGTATTTCAAGAGCTGCAAGGCCAACGCTGTTGATGCCTATATCCCCAACCACAATGACTGGGATTTCTTTATCAAATGCATACTGGATTTCCAGCACCGTGCCCACGGTGAGCACGCCTTTGACCAAGACTGCAACGACCACATCTGACTGGTCAATCACACGCAGGTTGGCCCAATGCACGAACTCGTCTGGCACTAGGTCGCTTGGTGCCTGCCAAGCTCCAGCTGGGTCGTACACCCAAGAGCACTCTTGCTCTTTGAAGTGCGCCTTGATTTCGTTTTTGACTTTGTTGACCTTTGCGCCTTCGTCGAAGTCAATCGGTGCAGCTAAATAGACAATCACTCGATGAACCCACCCCAACCGCCGTTTTCGCGTGCATACTGTGCCATTTTGGTGTAGATAGCGATGTCGTGCCATGTGTCAGATGACGGACTGCGACCGTCAGCGTACCCGCCAATAAGGCGGGCCACTTTGCCAAGCACATAAAAGGCGATGCCAAGTTCATCGTTTGTAACGCCCTTGGGTTCACCAATCATCTGGCTCAAAGCAAAACCAATGACTTTAAGGTCCGCACTGCCATACTCAATGGCCTTTGGTAAAACAGAGTCCAGCTCGAACTTGGTCTCTGCAAGCCACCAGTTTGCAAGGTCCTGCACTGTGGGTGCGTCTTTGGTAGGCGTCTCTTTCCTAAGAGCGGCCGCCACATCTTCCCAATTCTCGAAAGCCATTACTTCACCCACGCCATCGTTGAAGGACCAGTGCCCACAAGTGCAACTCGAGCGTCTACTTGATTCTCGATGTCGGTGATGTAGTTGTACTGTTCATTCGAAAGGATATCCACATTTGACTGGTTCTTCAGCTCTGGAAAGATGTAGTCGAACATTGTTAGTGCGATTTTGACTGTTGGGGCGCCACCATTGGCAACAACAGCGTCGCGAACAAGACTCGAGTCGAAGTGACCAACACGACGAATCTTTTGAGTCACTGTCGTGCGTTCGGCTTCTAGTCCTAGCTCTTCCCAGCTAGTTTCGCTCTCAAGTGGACCAGAGTTGCCAGCCACTCGAATCGGGTAGGTGCGGGCCGTCACCCAAACATCAAAGACGTCCACTGCGCTGTCCCACGGGCTAACGCCAGCTTGTGACAAAAAGTCGATAGCACGGCAGTCCTGGCTTGTGCAGAACGGGTATTGACCTGCGTGCAGTCCAAGACCATAACCCTGTGTGCCTTCGATTAGTGCAGTACCACCAAGACGCAAGTGGTCGCGAATAACTTTTGAAGTGTCTACCCCGCCACCGAATAGAGTCGCCTTGCGCATGATGCGGTCTGCACGTGCAGCACCGATACCCTTGCTAGTCGAGCCAATCCGACTTTGAATGCCGTCTGCAGTCTCAATGTCGTGGTGCATAGGCTCCAGGATAGTCGCTTGGTCGTCCACGATGATTCGAGAGCTGGCTTCGTACCCAGCCTTGTCCAAGTCGTGCAGTTCGCGATTGAACACTTCCATATCAATCTCTGAACCTGCAGCGATGATGAGGTCAGATTCTGGTGCAGTCACTGCATTCACTGGGATTGAGCGAAGGCGCCATGCGTATGACTCCTCGCCGTCTGGTCCCTTGCCGATAACTGTGTGGCCAGCGTTTGGCCCAGCAACTCGAATGCCCATGAACGGTGCATCAGATGTCGCGGATAGGTAACCTGCTACTGCTCCCTTGCCTTCACTGCCATATTGACCGCCGACTACGGCGATAAGACGTCCTGCCATTTGTTCCCCCTCTAGAAGTTGGGCGTGTCACTCGACACGTCACTTTTTTCGTTCCAATAGTCGGGTTCTTTCCGACTGTACTGCGCCGAGCGGCACTGGTGTTTAGCCAGTACGAACTCGTATTGCTTTGTGATATTCCGCATCCAGCGTCGCTCTAAGTAGAAGCCTGGCCGCCACTTAGAAACTCCATATGTCGGCCTCTTATTCAAGAGGCACTTGGCTTCAGTCAAAAGGTCCACTGGTATTGGGTCGCAATCAAAGCGAAAACCACACCACTGCCCCCTCCAAATAAAGCCAAAACAACTGAGACACACACCTGGCTGAGCTTTTTTATCCTGCATCTTGGACCCTGACTGGTGATGTGCCCACCGACTTCACCGACCGCCCCCCCTTATAGGGGGGGGCGAAGTCGGTCAAGTTTCGGTACGCGTAGGCCGCAGATTGACCGATACTGCGACGGTCAATATCGGTCAAGTCGGTCAAGTTCCTCATCACTCTAGCACACCCCCAAACGGCTTCGGCGCTCCGAGCACGTAGGGTTTTGAGTGGATAAAGTAGCGGCCTTGGCCGTGAGCACGGACTCCCAAGAAGCCAGTGTTCTCGAGTTGGGCGAGCGCCTTCTTGATTTGGTCGGTGCCGCCGTCTATTGCTTGGACTATCTGATTGGTGGACAGTTCTGCCCCGTGCTTTTCCATGAACTCGGAGACCTTTCTCATTAAGTATTCGTGAGGCGTGAAACCGACCTGGCCACCGACGATTGAGATTTCGATGAGGTTGTCAGGTTTTGAAATCAAATCGACCGTGCCGATGAGCGAAGCCTCTTGGGCGATGCCGCGCACGAACCCTGGGCGGTCTTTGGTGATTTTGAGGTTAAGCTTGCCGTTGCTACCGCGGCCGAATGGCATAGACACGTCCACCGAGATTGCGACGCCGTCAATGTCGGCTCTCTTGGCCTGTGCACCGATTGCGTAGTTGCCGCGGTTGTCCTTGGACTTTGTCACATGGTCAATCGTCAGCACCGCCGCACCCCACAAGCGAAGCGGACGCAGTACAACCTGTGAGAACTGAGTCGCGTCCTTGTTCTTTTCGAGGTCCAGACCCAGCAGGTTCATGGCGGCGTTGACACCGTCCATGACAATCAAATCGGGTGTAAAGTCGCGAATCGAGCCCAAAAGTGCCTGCTGTGCGATTTCGTTGTAGCCGCCGTCTGGGTTTGCGTACTTGAAGCGGGCGAAGTGTTCGCGCAAGACGCCCAATGCTTTCAGACGACCGCGAATGCCGCGCTTTGAATCCTCAAAGTCAATATAAAAGACTTTGTTGCCCTGCACCAGCTGTTGACGTACCGCTTCCAGCGCCACCCAGGTCTTGCCAGACTCTGACTCCCCGAATATCGCGTTAATCTTTCCAGCATAAAGCAAGCACTGACCGTCTGTGCGGTACAAAACGCTTGGCCCAGGCTCAGACTCCTCGTCCTCGTAGTCCACAAGCCTAGGCAGCCAGCTGGTGTCTGGTTCTGTCGCGGGCAGTTCTGCCAGCTCTAGGGCGGGCGCAGGCTCTGGCGCTTCGAGCCACGCGCTTATGTCAATCGGCTGCAAGCTCGAGCCACTGCCTGTGCCAAAGCCTTTGGCCTTCAGAGCTGCCGCGGACTTGTGAAAGTCGCCGCCGTGCTCGATGAGAGTGTACACCGCGAACTTGGAGTAGGCACGCTCTGCGTCAAAGATGGTGCTTGTGCTGAAGCAGTAGAAAAAGTCGGTACCGTCGAAGCCCGTGGTCGCGCTGATGCCCTCGCTCTTGCCAGGTCTGCGCCAGGCGGTCGTGCCGCGGTTCGTGAAGACCTTGGACCACCCCAGTGGCAAGAGAAGCTCATCCCAGCTCGTCTTTGCGTTGTAGTCGTCCCCTGGGAGTTCGCGATTCTCGTCCCGAGTACCCACGGAGACCTCGGAAGCTAGTACGGCGGCCTTTGGAAGTTGGTCAAAATATTTGAATAAGGAGTGAATCGTTTCGCGTTCGTCTAGGCTCAGTCTTGGTATTGTCTCAATCGAGCCCGAAATCAACTGCCAAACTCCACCTGAAGGATGGCACGTGCCCGCGGTAGGAGCCACGACGACAAAACCACCTTCGCCGCGGGTTTCGGCTAGCACATCGACACCGTCATTGGCGCCTGGGCGACGAGCCAGCTTCGTGTTGCCTGGGACTTCACCGTCGAGTCTGTAAAGCCAGTGCAGCCCGCCGCTCGGTGTCATTTCGCAGTAGCCGTCGTTGAGTCTTGACCAAAGCTCGTCGATGCCCATTTCGTGGGCCATTTCTTTGATTTGGGTGTGCATACCGTCTGCCACCGCTCTGCCTTCAAGTTCCATCATCTCGAGAGAGCCCGAAATCTGGCCCGTGATGAGTCCAACGCCCTGCGCGTCCTTGAACCAGGCTTGCAGTTCGTCGGTGGTGGGCAGCTTGCTCTGGTACTCTTTCCAAGAGCCGATACCTGGTCGCTTTGAACCGTCTGCCATTACTGGCACAACCGAGCAGCCCACAGCCGCGAACCTCAGTGCGGCAGTAAAGACATCAAGACTCACTGGCGACAATCCTTCCGAGAATCCACTGCACGACTGGAACGGCTACGGCGTTGCCAGTTTGTTTGTAACGTGAACTGTCGGCCTGTTGCTTCCCAGCGGAAATCAAAGTCCAATCATCGGGGAAACCCTGCAAGCGCTCACACTCGACTGGAGTGAGACGACGCACAAAAGACTCTGACGCGACGGCTTGATAGCTCACGGTGTCGATGGTGTAAGCGGGGTCTCCTTCGAGCCCAACGCCCATGCCGTTTTGTTTTTTTTCGCCTTCTCTAGCGTCTTGTATCGGCGTGGCTATCATCGGCACGTTGTTGCCGCCCGTGCCCATCATGGCAGTGAGTGTGTTGATGGTGTTGCCTTGAATGCGTGCGCCGTCCTGTTTGTGCGGGTTGAAAACAATAGCATGCGGGGACGTCGTGTCGATGGTAAACATCGGCCCGCCATCGTCCGAGTGCCCGCGCCCTTGGGGTCCAGCGGTGTCTGCACGACCTATGACGGTGTTTTGGAGTGCTATAACAGTCGCCCGCGCTTCACCCGCATTGTCCATCAAGTTTAGAGTCGGCGCAGTCTGTCTTTCAGCCCAAACCTCAGCTGGCAAATTGCCCTCGGCGTCGCGCTCGCCCGACCGCACGATTTTGACATATGGCTCGACAACTATGTTGTCCTCTGGCCGCTTGTACTGGGTAAAACTTAGAGTGGAGACTCCTTCGAAGTATTTTGAGAAGCCTGTGTGACCGAAACTTGTTGTAGGGCCTCCAACAATCGCTGTGGCAAGACTTTGCCCCTTCGCGAAGCTCTTCTGATGATACCCTCGGCGGCCTTCGCCGATATCGAGTATTTTTGCAGGTGTTCGCCAGTCGTCTCCAAGGCGTCCGACAATGAAGACACGACGGCGTCGCTGGGCGACTCCAAAGTGTTGAGCGTCAAGAATCCTGTAAGAGAGCCCGTACCCGAGTTCTGCCAGCGACCCGAGGACGATTCCCATGTCTCGTCCGTCGTTAGATGACAGCAAGCCAGGGACATTTTCGAGGACGAACCACTTCGTTTTGGTTTCTGAGATAAGTCTGTGGATTTCCCAAAAGAGTCCGCTACGTTCTCCTGCCAACCCTGCCCTTCGACCCGCAACGGACAAGTCTTGGCATGGAAATCCGCCAGTGATAATTCCGCTTGCTGGATTAAATCCTGCACTGAGTAAGTCTGCACCCGATACCCCCTTGATATCGCCCATGATGGTAGTATTTGGGAAATGCTGGGCTAGCACTCCACTTGCTTTTTTGTCGATCTCCACGGACACGACTGGCTCAATGCCAACCCGCCCCATGGCTAGTTCGAACCCGCCTATACCCGCGAAAAGCGAGACAGCTGTCATCGTCATGTTTCCCCCGTTGCTATTTCTTGCGTGCGGTGTCAGGCCTTGCACCTGATGTCGCCTGGGCTGTCGAGCTTCCCCTTCTCGCGCCCTGCGTCACCGCGCCTTCCTAGATGAGTGGAAGGATACTCGTCTAAGAAATCTAGACTTGCTTAGCGCCCAGCTGTGCGAGAAGCGCGGCCACCTCTGGTGGCACTGCCCCTGCTGCTGGTGCTGCTGCTGCCTGTGTGCCAGGCTTGAAACCCTGTGCCTTCGCAAGCGAAGTCGGGTCCTGTGATGCGTCCTCAAGAATCCATGGGGCGGTCTTTCCAGGTTTTGCGATTCCTTGCTTGATACGGCCTAGGACTTTTTGCCCAATGAGTGGTCGAAGTGATGAGCGAAGTGCTACGTTGAAAAATAGCACGTCTGAGTGTTCCTCGCCTGTGTCGAGATTGATGAGGTCGCAGCTGATTGCGTCTGCTGGCCCGTTGACCGTCTCAATACCCGTGCGGTACTCGAGCGGCTTGAAGATGAGCAGCTGACCTGCGAGGTCTGCAGCTTTCGGGCCCGCGCTTGACGCGGCTGGCGAAGCGAATGCTTCCATTATTCCCCTGCTTTCGTTTGGTTGGTGGTGGTGGTAGGGTCTGGTCCAGCGTCCTCTAACATCTCTTTGTAGATGTCGTTGATGGTTTTCTCAGGCAGTGTCACCTGGGCACCCCTCAACGAGAGACTTACTGAACGGTTTGAAGTATGGACACCAGCTGCAAAGCCTGTCAGACTCTGCTGGTATTTGGCTCCAAATCTCGGGATGGGCTTCGACGTCCGCCGCGGCGAGGAGTGCGTGAATCGCGTCCAAGCGAGCAAGAGCATCGAGCGCCACTTGTTCGTCATAGTCGTGCATGACCATGACCATGTCTGTGAGTGAGCCTGATGTTGGAAGGTAGCAGAGTGCGACCTTTTTGACATCAGCGCCCTGCTGAGCGAGGCCGTAGGCGTAGAGCTGGACCTGAATAACCTGTTGCTGGTCTGCACCGAACCTCTTATAATTGGCCAGCTTAGTTGCGCCCGTCGTTTTCCAATCGAGCACCACACCGTTCTTGATGTCGAAAAGGTCCACGGTTCCAGCAAGATTCCCGCGGATTTGGACTCTTTGTTCAATAAGGAATCCCTCGCGCTTACCAAAGACTTCGGCCAGGTAGGCGTGTATTGCCGTCCCCACCTGGGCGCTCCAGGAGCCCCCTTGCATCTCATTTGGCTTTTCCCAGTCGAGGAGCTTGTACGCGAGACGACGAGTGCACTTGTGTCCCACTTCGCTCGGGCCGATTGCGACCTGTCCGCTGCGTGGACTCCAAACACCTGCTTGGACGACAACGTCGCGGACCGCGTTAGCGTACTCCTCGGAGTCGCTGAATAGTTTGGCGTAGCTCACTCCTCGTCCTCGTCCTCGTCTTCAAAAATGACGTGGTCTGGAACGTTCGGCTGACGCCCCCAGTCGGGTGCGGGCACTATCGGGTCAACGAAGCTCATCTGGCTCCACCAAAGTGAATCTGCGTGAGGTGCTTTCAGACGATAAGAAAGCAAGAATCTTTGGGTCTAGGACCTCTTTTGCCTTTTTCATGTCGAGGCGAGTCGTGGTCACCCTAGTCCAGCGAACTACGGGAGAGCCGTCAATAGTGCCAATCTCGCTGTCACCGAGCGCCTCTTGAATCTTCTCCCTGGCGGTGGCCACCTTCTCCTCGAGCGCCTTGATGTCAGACTGCGACATTTTGAGCAGCTCAATCCAGCCCTTCATATCGATGGCTAGCTCAACTCTCGCTCTTTCTCTTTCTTCCATTTGTCCCCCTAGTACCAGTTGTGCTTCTGCCAATGTCTCCAGGCTGCACAAGGGCCGCCTGAGCCGTACTTGCGCCCGATGTACGCCAGCGCCGCCACAGTCTGTGGAACCGCTGCCTTCGAATGCTTCATTCCAAGGTTCTTGTAGGTGCTGTCAAGCAGTTGTCCCACGCCCGTCGCCGAGCTGTTCGGGTTCCGTGCCTTCTCGTTCCAGGCGCTCTCCTTGCCCATGAGCTGGGAGAAGCACTTGTAATGCTCTTTTGTAAGCAACTCCTGAGCCACGGCCTTCGCGCTCACCTGCATCAGCGGTGGTCGCTCGGTGTAAACTATCGGAGTTGCTTGTGTTGCTGTCAGTGCGTTCGATATTGTTGCAATCGCAAGGGCTGTCCCCACGATTTGAAGAATCTTCTGAGTTGCTGGGCGCATAAGCGCTCCCTTCGCGCATGTCAGTCAAGTTTTGGCTTGTCATAACCTGCGGCTTTGAGTAGGTCGAGGAGAACCGCAAGAGGCACAATAGCTGGCCAGTCTGCGATATTTGATTCCCCCTGACCGTCCAATCGGAGCACTGCCACTGGCAGAAGCCCCTCTTGATGACGGTCTCTGAGTTGTCTCATGGCCATGGCGACGTTAATGCCTCGCCTGGCTTTGACTTCGATGTCCACCCCTGGGACACCTGTGACGTCTGTACCTTGGCGGCCTGACCCCGCGGAAAGCGCGTAAGGCCAGCCGTTTGCAGCGAAATACTTCGCCACGATGTCCTGTGACTTGAGCCCCCGTTGAACGCGAGAGTGGGTCACCCAAGACTCCAAACTAGCAGCGTCAAAACTCCTAAGACTAGGGTGATTTGGCGCCAGCTGACGGAGTTGGAGTGTTGAGCGCTTCC